ACAGTCGGTCACTTCGTGAAGAAGCCCCGCTGTCCAGATCTCGCCCTTGCGATGCAAGGTGCTTACTACATCACCCGCGACGGGACGCCACGTCCCATCACCGCTCGGCCCGGACACGTGCCGGAGGCGACTCAAAACCAGTTCATGTTCCTACCTACGAATGTCCCCTTCTGGGCCCCGACTCGTTCGGACGCTCTCTTGTGGGATGCCGTGATAGGGCGCATCATGGTGAAGCCTCCGCTCGATCCTTCGGACCAAGCGCGTGCCTGGACGACCGTCGATCCGGTGATGAAAGTGCAAGAGACTTGGATAGAGGTGCACGCCGGGATCATCCGGCAATGGCTGGACCACATCGACGACCCCGTCAAGAAGGCGCGGTTGACCAGGGCCCTGGATCAGCTCCAGGAAGGGTTTCCCTCGGTATCCCACAATGACTTCAAACGCACTCCGATCTTTGTTAAGACGGATGAGGTCTTGTTCAAGTGGGATCCGGTCACCGGTCAGCTGTACATGAAAGTACGGGCCATTGCAAATCTCTCCTCCCTTGCGCAGGCAGCAACGGGACCGACTGTCTATGAGGCCTCTCGTCGCATCAAGCGACGATGGCCCCTTCCGACGTCGGAGGTAGGATGGGTTGCCACCGCAACAACGGTGGAACACATCTTCCCTACTGAGACATGGTCGCAGGGGACTCCCAGTCTCCTGCGGACGTCGAACACCGAACAGCCATACATTTACGAAGGTGGTTTGAAAATCTGGGTGACCTATGGAGCCGCCCTCACTGATCGCGAGCTGTCCGAATGGATGAATGCGGTCGTCTCCCGCGTCGTACCTGACGTGGACGTCTACATCCTCGTCGCTGGTGATGATTCACTAGTCGGCGTGTGGGAGAACGGCGTCCTCCGATGGTATGAAGCTGACGCAGGGATGTTCGACCAATCCGAATCCTACGGACCGCTTCTCAGTGAGTATCGCGCGCTCCACAAGCTTGGGGTCCCCGGTCGAACCACAGACCTACTGTTTCACCTTGCTCACGCGAGCTACCGCGTAGCAGGGAGGGAGCATCAATGGCACGCGACCATAGATCGCTCCCATCGCCCCATGCGCGACACCGGCGGCGCGGACACCAGCATAGGCAATTCGATTGTCATGGCACAAGCCTGGGTCCATGTCGCGCGTGCGGGCTTCCACCTGAAAGTCTTCTCCGATCTGGGGTTGGACATGAAGGTGAAGCAGCATCAGGATCCCACCGATCCGACCTTCCTGAAAGGCAAGTGGTACTTGGCAGAGACCTCGGAAGGGTCACGATACGTGTGGGGTCCGCTTCCATCTCGCTTCCTCA